CTATCATTGCCAAAACGTGCCACATCGCAAGTAATAAAAGAATCACCAATAGGAACAAACGTATTGGTAAAAGAATCAAGTATTTTATCATAGTCTATAAGTTGTGCAGGGTCATCCAAGTATTCCCAGTTACCAAATAAAAGCCTCTCCTTTGATACATTATCCAAAGTTAGTAAGTTCTCTTTGTAGTGCTTAGAGATAAAAGGATTGTCATCTATTAGGGAAGTAATAAACTTTTTATTCTTAGATATTGTGCCTTCTTGTTCTGGTTTGTAGAACTCCGAATAGGTCCAGTTCTTTGCTGGGTTACAAGTGTAAAGAATCTTTGGCACTAAATCGTTTTGATCTAGTTGAAATCTTATCCTTGATTTGATAATGTTTCTAGCCTTGTCATCTACTTGGTTAGCCTCATCAATAAAAGCATCGGTAATCTCAAGTGAACCTAATTCATCAAAGTTAGGGTCAGAAGGATAGGAGTAAAGGTCTTTGAGTAGGATAGTAGAACCATTAGGAAATTCTATTGTAGAAGATTGAGCATTGAATTTAAAATGCTTGTTGGCTTCTAAACCTTGCATTTTAGCTATCTGAAAGAAGGATACTAAGGTAGTTTCTTTTAGGGTTTTTAACACGGCTCTCCCAATTAGTCCTCTTGTATTGGGATATTTTAATCTTTGTTTAAGTTGCCAGTAGCAACCTAAAGCAGTCTTACCACCTCCTGCTCCTCCTCCAAATAGAATCTCATTTGTTGTTTTATCTTCTAATAGGTCTAAAGCAGTTGTTTGTTTTATGGATAATTCCATTATAGGCTTCCTGTTTTTTCAACGTAAGTTTTCTTCTCCTCCCAATTTATTTGCAGTCCTCCAGATAGTTCTATCTCATTAGTTTGCTTTGCTCTACCCTCTAATCTATCAAGTATCTCCTGATAAGCCTTTAAATCCCCTTTAAATGCCTTTTGCAATACCATTAGGTCTAATTGCTCGGCAACAGTAAATTCTTCTTTTTCGCCAGTAATAGGATTTGTCTTTACTTGGACCAATTCTAATAATCTTAGCAATCTAGTTTTACTATTGGGAACCCCTTTAGGTCTGCCATTAGGGTTTGCAACTTCCCCTTTCTTAAATGGGGTTAAATTTTGTTCGTTAGCCATAATCTCACTATTGTTTCACTATTATTGCAAAGTTACTCCGTTCTTTTTGATTTGCAATGTTGGGTCTAGTTTACGCATCCTATCTATAATTCCTTGACAATATTTTGGGTCAAGTTCCATACCATAGCATTTGCGTTTAAGTTGGTGTGAAGCAACCATTGTTGACCCTGAACCTAAAAATACATCTACTATTAAATTACCAATATCAGAGGTAGCTTCAATTCCTCTTGCTGCTAATTCAATAGGTTTTTGTGTTGGATGTATATAATCTTTACTTCTATGGTCTCCCGTTTCCCAAGTATTACCTTGTCTTATTCCTCTCAATTTTACTTTTCCTTTAACTGCATAAATAGCAAATTCGTGTTGATTCCAAAATGATTCTAAATCTCCTAATCCACCAGCTTGTTTTACCCAAACTATGCAATTTGTAACTTTATAACTTTGTTCTACTAATTCAATCCACTTCCCATATACATCCCATCTTGTCCAAACATAAATTGCTGAATTATTATTTATTGGTATAATTGGTAAAAATGAGCAATCAATTACATCATCATTTTTAATATATTCAAATTCATCCTTTCGTTTATTTGATTTATAACTTATTCCGTAAGGTGGGTCAGTAAATATCATATCTGCATTTTCTCCGTTCATTAATTTTAGTACTTGGTCGCTATCCGTACTATCCCCACAAAGCAATCTATGTTCGCCTATTTCAAATAAATCTCCTAAGACAATATCTGTTTCAATACCTCCATCTGGAGCTGCAAAGTTATCTTCTTGTGCCTCTAATACCTCTGCATCAAAGTTTGGTATATCTAAACCCCATTCGGTTAGTTCTAAGGCATCCCAATTATTTGCTAGGTCATCCCAGTCCCATTCGCCATAGCCTACATTATCTTTTACAATAAACTCTTTCTTTTTCTCCTCACTTAGATTGTTTGCGTGTATTACTGGAACATCAGTAAGCCCAGCTTCAAGACAAGCCTTTAGCCTCATATTACCTCCTAAAACCATATTATTCTCATCTATGACAATAGGTCTAAGTTCTAGCATTTGTGGGAAGTCCTGAATAGACTTTACAAGTTGCTTAAACTTATGATCCTTAATTAATCTAGGATTATTAGGATTAGATTTGATTTGGGTAATTAGCATCTGCCTTGTCTGTTATAAGGTTTAGTAGGTTTGTCTTTAGGACCATTGTTCTTTTTAGCCTTTCCTTTTTTCCTTGCTCCAAAGGAGACCTTGCCATTAGGATTTAGTTTCGCCATACGTTTCGATTATTTCGTTTAATTCTGTTCTACTCCATTTCTTTATTAGTCTGGACTGACTTTCTAATTGTATTACCATTCTTTCGCCTATCTTATCTATTAGGTTCTTTCGGTATCCTATCAGGTGGAATTGGTCAAACCCATTACAAGCCTTGCATTCTCCGTTTACATTATACTCATCAAATCTTAAAGCTGAACTATTCTTGACAGGCACATAATGACCTGCATCCATTTGGGAGGTATCTTTAGTAGAGCCACACGATATGCAAGTAAAGTAACCATTTTGACTATCTCTTTGTCGTATATAACGATTAAAAATTGTTTGTGTCTTTCCTGTAAGTTTTGGAATGGTTTGTAATGCCATAGGACAAAATTAGATTATTTCTTAATACGGAACGCTATTTGTCTATTTTGGTACTCAAATCTTTTCTTTTTGACTGGGTTAAGGCTTTCCTTTATTTGGTATTCATTTACTCCTGTTACTCTCTTTGCGTAGGCTACCGACTTAAACTCTATTTCCTCTTTTGTATCTATAAATATTAATCTTATTGGTTGTGCGTTCTCGTGTCCTCTTATCTTACTCATATAGTTCTTTTATTTCAACATAAATCATTACAGAGCAGTAAACCAATAGGAATAATGGAACTGAGATAAAAAAGAATTTAATCATTCCTAATGTTTCTTTCATTTGTCTTTGTTTAATGGTGCGTTAATCATTTCGTAAATTATCCAAATCCAAAGGATAATAAATACTATTATAGTTTCTATCATAATTCGTTATCGTAATAAAGTTTAAGGGAATATTTTTTACATTGTTGCCTCATAGTTTCCTCATCTACTAACATATCCTCTGGCTTCTTAGCCTGTGCCAAATGATAGGCTTTTACTTTAGATTTTATGTACTCAGCTTTATCAGGGGTTATCTTTAGCAACTTCCGTTTCCATAGGTAATCAAAGCATTGATAGTTTAGGAATCGCCAGTCCTTTTTAGATGTTTTCCAATACTCGGCTTCCTCTCGCATTACTTGTTCTTCATCTACTTGCATTTCTATTTGTTTAGGTTGTTCTGGTTCTATTTTGTTTCTTACTTGTACTGCTATCTTCTTATAGGCATTCATTACCTCCCCAATTAACTTAGGGCTAAAGTTTATATGATTGCCAATAGTAAACTTATCCTCTGCAAACATCTTAAATGCTACTCCTAATTCCTTTAGTTTATATTGTCCATAAGATTCTATTGTAAATGAAACGCATAGATTAAATATTTGATTTGTTGGCACTTGCATCCCACTCAAAGCAATACAGGTCTTTAGATGTTCTGTTACTTCTATTCTTGAGCATTTTCCTATGTGCATAGATTCCATAGCCTTATAAACCTTTAATTCATCCTTATCCAAGATTTTTAAGTCGTTCCCATTCAAGTTCTGCGTAGCTAAGTTTTGTACTAATAGTTCGTTCAATAATTTCATCGTTGAAAGATTTGTTGTTAAGATAGGTTGTAGGATGTTTACGGAATTGTTTATCAGGAGTTGATTGAGCATATACAGGTGCGTGTTGTAAAGCTAAAGCCTTTTCCTCTTTATTTAAAGTTTTCCAAGCCTTTTCTGCTTTATCCCTAGATTTCTTATAATCGTATAAATCCCAAAATTCCTCAAATTGCTCATCAATTATATTTACTTTATTTACTTTCTTTTCATTTATTTCCTTTCCTTTCCTTTCCTTTATAGCATTGCCTTCGCATTGCGATTGCATTGCGTTCGCATTAGTCCATCTCTTATGTGCTGATTCTCTAGCCTTTACACTTTTAGAATCTCTTTCATCTATTCTTTTTTGCACTGATAAGCTACCAAAATGCTCTGCATCAAAAACAAATAAATCAAAATCGTTTATTACACTTGTAACAATAGAAACATCTATTCTGTAATCATAAGCAATGCCTTCGTAATCCGTTCGCAATGCGTTCGCATTATTGTATAAATCTTCAATAATGGACCAAAATAAACCATACCCTAATAATCCGTGTTTCCTAATTAGAAACTTAATCTTTTCATCATTACGGCTATTGTAGTCGTGGGAGAAATAGAATGTATCTTTTGACATAAAATAAAAAGCCCCATTGAATCCCTACCAGTCGGATTGGTAGTTCATCGCAAGGGCAATAAGTTCTTAATGAGTATCCGACACTCGTTACAAATTTACTAAACATTTACTAAATCATCAAAACTTTGTATGGCTTTAAATATCTCATAAACTACCTGAGGAACAATAGCATTACCATAAGCCATTATAGATTCTTTTTTATACTTAGAAATGCTGATAGAGTCCAATTCTTTGGGAAGCCCATCATCTCCTCCACAAATAGGGGATTGAGTTGGGAACGAGTCCCAAGAATCTCGTTTATTACTGATGGTAAATCCGAAGTTCCTTGCCAATTTTCCGTTTTCCATCTCGGTTGAAAATCTGATTTTGTTGGAGTTGGTATCAATCCTTTGTATTGTAGATGTTCCATTAAATTCCCTGCTACATATTTTCTCCCTATTGATTTCCGATACTCCGTTCTTTTTTTTAATCTTTCTTCTGTCAATGGAATTTGCATTGTTGTTGGAGTAGGCAACAAAGAAAACTCTGTCCCTTCTATGTGGAGCATTTTGGGAACAAGCTGGAAGTATATACGCTTGTACTTCGTACCCCTGATTTTCCAAGTCAACTTGCACATCGTTGAATACCACCCCCCCCC